CATTTTTCAGAACATTCAGGGGAATTTGCAATACAATACAAATCCCCTGATTTGTCTAAATTGATACAAAACAATAAAAGACTACAAGAGGAAGACCATCACATAAGAGATGACTTTCGTTTATGTGCTAGAATACCAGTAATGGTTGCACAAGAATGGAAGATTAAATTTGGAATTGATATAAATAAAAAACAAGATATGAAAGCTGTTAAGAGATTACTTAACAGTCCTGATTATAAATATTTAAAGACAACTAGTAGAGTAATATAATGGCAATATCAACATACGCAGAACTTAAAACATCTATAGCAAACTGGTTAGATAGAAGTGATTTAACCGATGTTATTCCTGATTTTATTGCTTTAGCTGAAACAAGACATAAAAGAGATTTTAAGATTAGAAGAATGGAAACTAGGGTAACAGCTAATACTATAGCTGATACTGAGTATTATACTTTACCTGATAATTATATTGCTATGCGTAATATAAAACTTAACACAGATCCTAAAACTCCTTTAGAGTTTTTAACGCCTGAAATAATGGATAGATTACAAGCAGGAAGTAGCGTGGGTTGTCCAAAATCTTATTCAATTAAAGGCAACGATATACAAATTAGACCTATTCCTGATGGTGTTTATGAAATAGAAATAGCTTATTACAAAACATTTACTCCTTTATCAGACTCTAATACTACAAACGATATGCTTACACATCACCCTGATGTTTACTTATATGGTGCGTTAGTCGAAGCAGAACCTTATTTACAAAATGATAAAAGAATACAAGTTTGGTCTGGATTTTATGACAGAGCCAAAGAAGATATTATAAAATCAAACGAGAGAGATAGACACTCAGGCACAGCACCTGTAACAAGAATTGACTACGGATTATATTAATGACTACATGGACTATAGTTTCTACAGATTCTACGACATGGAGTGTTATACAAAATACATCTGAGGGATATTTTGAAACAGAAGATAATTTAGATTTATTAGTAACAGAAACAGGATTACTGTTTCAACAAGAAGGGGGAGTTGTTATAGCTCCTGATGACTGGCAAGATACTCCAGCTACAGCAACTACAACATGGACTGAACAATAAATGGCAACACAAAAGTTTACAGATTTAACAGCAACAACAACTCCTAATACAGAATCTGTATTTGCTATCGCTTATTCAGGTTCTAACTTTAAGTTAACTATTACAGATTTAGCATCTAACTTACCAGCAGTTACAGCAACAAGTTTAACATCTTCAGGTACATTAACTACATCAGGCAACGCTACTATAGGTGGTGATTTGACGATATCAGGCGATGATCTGACTATGGGTACAAACACAAGTGGTGCAGCTTTAATAGCCGATGGAACGAATTTTAATCCTGTGGTTATATCAGGCGATATATCTATAGGTACTACAGGTACAGCAGCGATTGGTACAGGCGTTATTGTTAACGCTGATGTCAATGCAAGTGCAGCTTTAGCTTTTTCTAAGATGGAAAACCTAACAGCATCAAGAGCATTAGTATCAGATGGTAGTGGAGATGTATCGGTATCAGCAGTAACATCTACTGAAGTAGGATATTTAGATGGCGTAACATCAGCAATACAAACACAATTAGATGCAAAAGCATCATCAAGTTATGTACCTACTGCAATTACAGTTGCAGATGAATCCTCAGACACTACTTGTTTTCCCTTGTTTACAACGGCAGCGACTGGGGATCTAGGTCCAAAGACAGCATCAGGATTAACTTTTAACTCAAGCACAGATGTATTATCAGGAACTTTTGCAGGAAACATTACAGGTAATGTAACAGGCAATACTTCAGGCACATCAGGTTCGACTACAGGAAATGCAGCAACAGCAACAGTTTTAGCCACAGCAAGAGATATTGGTGGCGTTAGTTTTAACGGATCAGCAAGTATAAACTTGCCAGGCGTTAATACAGCAGGTAATCAGAATACATCAGGAAGTTCAGCTTCTTGTAGTGGTAATTCAGCTACAGCAACTCTTTCTACAAACGTAACAGTTTCAGATGAATCTACCGATACTACATGTTTTCCATTATTTGTTACAGCAGCGACAGGCGACCTTCCACCTAAATCAGGAAGTAATCTTGCCTTTAATTCTAATTCAGGAATTTTAACAGCTACTGGTTTTGCAGGTGCATTAACAGGGAACGTAACAGGAAATGCTAGTGGAAGTGCAGGAAGTTGTACTGGAAACAGTGCTACAGCCACTACATCTACAAATGTTACAGTAGCAGATGAAAGTAGTGATACTACTTGTTTTCCTTTATTTACAACTGCTGCTACAGGAGATTTAGCACCTAAGTCAGGTTCTAATTTAGCATTTAATTCAAGTAGTGGCATTTTAACTGCAACAGGATTTGCTGGAGCGTTAACAGGCAACGTAACAGGCAATACTTCAGGTTCTTCAGGCTCATGTACTGGAAATTCTGCAACAGCTACTTCAGCAGCAACCCTTACAACTGCTAGAAACATAGGTGGAGTTTCATTTAATGGCTCTGCAAATATAGATTTACCAGGTGTAAATGCAGCAGGTTCACAAAATACCAGTGGTACAGCAGCAGGACTATCAGCAACTCTTGCAGTAGGAAGTGGTGGTACTGGAGCAACTAGCTTAACAGCTAACGGAGTTATTATTGGTAATGGAACATCTGCTCTTACAGCAGTTGATTTATCTACCAAAGGAAAGATTTTAATTGGTGATGGCAGTGGTAATCCACAAGCATTAGCTGTAGGTACAAATACCCATATATTAACAGCAGATTCATCAGAAGCAACTGGTGTCAAATGGGCAGCAGCAGCAGGAGGAGGTGGTGGATTAGCAGTTGTTACAGCAGTAAATCAATATGACTCTTCAAGTCCTTATGCAAGTTATTCATATACAGGATTTAGTTCAAGTTATGATAATTATTTAGTTTTAGTACACGCTATTTCACTTGCTGGAGATGGAGATGTAAATTTCCAATGGCTAGATGATGGAAGTGCATTAACAGGTGGTGCTTATAGAGTTGCTCTAAATGGAATAGATAGTAATGCAACAGACAGACAATTAGCATCTAACAATGAAACTAGTCCAAGAATATTTGATGATTTAAAAGGTGGCGATGATGCTCCTTTTTCAGGATTTATGTATATGCAACTTGGTAGAGGTGGTCGTTGGGATAGTGATAGTTCAGATTCGGAAGGCAATGTTAGACCAATGGTTACTTGTGATTTTGTGGGAAAAGACCATTCAAACTATGCAAGGTCAGTACATGGTGGTTTTTATTATGATGCTGCATCTGGTAACACAATGAATGGTTTTAAATTAACATTTGGTGGTGGTGGTGCTAATAAAGTTTGTTTAACAGTTTATGGAGTTGTAAGGAGTTAATATGGCTAAAGATTTAATAACAGATGCTAGTGGAAATACAACAGAACAAGATGAGTCTGTTGAGTCAGCTAATGCAAGAGCAGAAAGACAGACTGCTAATGAAGCAAAAAGATATGCTACGTATAGAACAGCAGGTTATTTAGATGAAGACACAAATCAGAACACTAAAACTGTTTATGGAAGATTAGGAGAGCAACTTGATATGCTCTTTAAAGATATAGAAGCAGGAAAATTTGGAGATACTGCTAAAACAGGATCATGGTATACACATATTAAATCAGTTAAAGATAACAACCCCAAAGGCTAGGAGAAATTAAATGGGATTAGAAACAGGAACATATATATCGGACTTAAATAGTTCAAACCCAGTAGCTGGTGATCCAGTTAACGAAGGTGATGACCATATAAGATTGGTAAAATCTACAGTTAAAGCAACATTTCCTAGTATTACTGGGGCAGTATCAGCAACACATACAGAATTAAATTTACTAGATGGCGTTACAGCTAATACAGCAGAACTAAATTATGTAGATGTTGCAACACTTGGTACAGCAGAAGCATCTAAAGCCGTAACAGTTGATGCTAGTAAAGACTCAACAGGTATTAGAAACTTAACAGTATCAGGCACATTAACCATAGGCTCTAACACAGCAACAACTTTACAAGCTGTATATCCAGTAGGATCTATTTATATAAATGCAGCCGTAGCTACTAATCCTGGAACATTATTAGGGTTTGGAACTTGGGCAGCTTTTGGAGCTGGTCGAGTTATAGTAGGTTTAAACGCAGCAGATAGTGATTTTGATACAGCACAAGAAACTGGTGGTGCTAAAACACATACATTGACTATAGATGAAATGCCATCTCATAATCACAGCGTAACAATGAGTACAAGTGATACTGATAATAATAATTTATCAGAAGGTGATACATCAGGAACTTCTAGTTTTACTACATCTTCAACAGGTGGTGGTTCAGCACACAATAACTTGCAACCATACATAGTTGCATATATGTGGAGAAGAACTGCGTAATGGCAACATTTCAAGTAGGCCCACCAAAAGGTTTAAATAAAGATGTTAATAACACAGTAATTGAAAAAGAATATTTTTCAAATGTTGAAAATGTTAGATTTGAAAATGGTGCAGCTAAAAAAATATCAGGGCATGACAATCCTTTTCCAGTAGCTAATCCTACAGTAGCACCTTATCAAGTATTAAACTGGGCAACAGGTCAAAACAATTATTGGTTTTATGCAGGTACTGCTAAAATATACAGAACAGATGGATCAACCCACACAGAGTTTACAAGAACATCAGGAGATTATTCTGTTAATTTAACAGCAGTAGGAAACTGGGATGTATCTATTTTTAATGGTCTTCCTATATTTAATAATGGAGTTGATGATCCGCAATGTTTAGCTAACACAGGGGCAAATAATTTTACAGATTTATCTAACTGGCCAGCTAGCACAACTTGTAAATCAATAAGGCCTTATGGCAACTATTTAATATCTTTAAATTTAACAGAATCATCTGTAAATTATCCTAATAAAGTAAGATGGGGAGATTCTGCTGGCAACCTAACTTTACCTAGTTCTTGGACAGCTTCAGCTACAAACGATGCTGGTTTTGCTACTATTGGAGATAACGGAGATTTTATTATTGATGGTTTTCCTTTAAAAGAAGCCTTTATAATATATAAAGAAAAAACTACATGGATTATGAATTACGAAGGAGGAAATAATGTTTTTAACTTTAAAAAATTATTTAGTGACACAGGAACTCTTTCAAAAAACTGTGTAACAGAGTTTAACGGAAAACATTTTGTTGTAACAAATGGAGATGTTATTGTTCATGATGGTGTAAAAAAAGAATCTATTGCTACTAATTTTGTAAGAAGAACATTATTTGATGATATAGATAGCACAAACTACGCAAACACTTTTGTAACTCATAATATAAAAAAAGGAGAAATATGGGTTAGTTACCCTAGTGTTGGTTCTACTTTTTGTAACAAAGCATTAATTTGGAATTATAAAGTTAATTCTTTTAGTTTTAGAGATTTGCCAGGAATACTTGGAATTGGTCTTGGAGTGGTTAGTCCTACTTCAGATGGAAGCACTAGTATTTTATGGTCAGGTCAGTCGCAAAGCTGGATAGCTTACAGCACAACTGAATCATGGGGAGAAAGAGCCTACAATCCTACAGAAACTTCTATGTTAATGGCAGGCACAAGCGATACAAGATTGTATAGAGCAGATCAAGGATTTGATTTTGCTGGTTCTAATTTTACTATGATGTTAGAAAGAAAAGGTTTAGTTTTGGATGGTAACACAAATACTGTAAAACAAGTTAGAAAAATTAGTCCTAAGTTTAAAGGAACAGGAAGTGCTGAAATATTTGTTGGTAGTTCAATGAGTCCTAATGGAACTTACGAATATAAAACCCAACAAAGCATAAATCCCAACACGCAAAATAAAGTAGATGCAAGAAGCACAGGAAAATATATAGCTATTAAGTTTCAAAACACAACTGGAACTACTTTTGAACTAAACGGATATGATATAGAATATGAGGTAATAGGAGAAAGATAGTGGCTCAAGTAGTTAAATATACACCTAACCCCGTACCAAGCAGTCCTGAAGATTTACCACAATATTTGTTATTAGAGTTTCAAAAAATACAATCTGCCTTGCAGGAAAACCCTATTAATTTTATAGAGGTTAAAAATGTAGTTCCAAGCAGAATAAAGCAAGGAGATATAGTGTATGCAGATGGTACAAATTTTAATCCAGGAAGTGGCGAAGGAATTTATTTTAGAAATGCAGCAGGAAGTTGGG